TGTGGTTCGATTAGTAAACCTTTAGAAACTTTAGCTCTAGCGGGTACCAAATCTTCTAATACATCAAATAAAGATTTATCAATAGAACGTACCAATCTAATATATTCGTAGATATCTCTATTTACTCTTTGGAAATAGTAATCTCTAAGAACACCCAATTCTGAATAGTTATCCTTAAACTCATCAGATGGGTCTCCAATATAATTATCTATATTAAAATTACCAAATGATTTTATGATATCCATATTCAACTCCTTTATTGGTGAGAAGAATAATCCTAATCGAGATGAATCAATTGGTGCTCTATCAAATGCTTTTTGAGTTGCTCTAACTCTATGGGATAAATCACCAACTAAAGTTTGAGTTTCAAATCTAATCTTATCAGAAGAATTAAATCCTAACGATGGAACCTTTGCGGTTATAGTTCGTTCGTAGGTAGTATGATTGTATGGATATTCAGTTATTGATGGGAATCCATCCGCTGAACCATTTTCTACGTTATACTCACTACTTACAGCAACATTCTTAATATCCGAATCAACTGCTCTATTCTTTGGATATTCAAAATCGTATCTCAACCATAAATCCTCAGTTGATGATGTATATGAATTACCAACAGTAGAATCAGGCATAAGAGTGTGTGTTTCAACTACACTATCTTCCAATGGAGTTTTCCATAATCTAAATTCATCCACTGTACCTGCCATCTCATAACCCAACGAAACGATAAATCCAGAACCAGAATCCCAACCATTATCGCCAGTTATACTCATCACATCAGTAGATACGTTAGTTCTAATTCTTCCATTAAATGCCTCTTTAGCTATTATTTGGAATTGCGATTCCGAACCAACTAACGTTCTGTTAATTGCAATCTGAGTATATTCCTCATTGAATATATTAAATGGTTCAGTAGATGATGAATGCACATTACCAGTTGAACTCTCTGATACGAATAAATCAATTGTACCAAATGAACCAGTTGTATTGGTAACACTAACTCTCCATAGTGGTTCTGAGAATGCATTGTTAGCACCCTTCAATATATTATAATTTCCAGGTGTTTGTAGATTTACATTTAACTCTACTGAGTTTGGATATGTACCATCTACCTCTTTCCATAGAGTATTTATAAATTCACCATTGTTGGTAAAGTTTATAGCTGCGGTTCTATCATCAAATGTGAATGGTTGAGTACCACCTTTAGCCGGGTCCGTTGGACCACCGAACTCCATTATAGTAAGTAGTGAATTTGGAATACCATAACAAGCCATCACAGCTTTTAAAGAACGAGATGTTCCCTTATGCTTTAATATGTATGGTAAGTTATTGAGTATTCTTCTCCAAACTTCTTCATTTGCTGATTTAAGGGATTGTTGGTATTTTTGTGTACCATCTTTATATTGCCCAAACGCATATTCCCATAGATATTGAGAATCGTAAGCTTTCTTACCATCCCAACCCAATGATTCTAACATTGCGTACATTAAATCATTTGAGAAACCTAAATCAGCTTTATGTTGAGGTGATTTAAGTTTAGTTAACCCATTTACATATGCCCATATGATATCATAATGCTGCCCCACCATATCCATAAACAACATAAAGTCCTCATTTTGATAATCCTCTTTTATAAATTCTGGAAGATTATTGTTGAGGTAGTTTACATTATTTCTATCATATGTTGCCGCAGATGAAACGGATGAGTTATACCAAGCTATTGCTTCATCAGTTGAAGTTGCTCTAATAGTATTACCACTCTTTGGATATGATAAAGAATCACTATATTGTGTATCGGTATATAACCACTTTTCAAAACCATCAAAGGTTCCGATTAAATCGTTTATTTTTGTTAATTGAGCAGCTGATTGTAATTGTGAAGTTGCTGTTACCGATAATGCATCTAATTGTAAATTATTAGAATCTTCGGTTATAATAACATACCCATCTTGCCCAATACCTTCGGCAAGTACATATCCTAATTCAACTGTATTTGTTGTTAATTCATTATATTTAGATTGATAGGATTCTAATAATTGAATCTTATACCAAAAGTTTTTAATTCGTTCTTCGGATGAACCAAAGTGTACGAAATTTTCAAACATATGAACCGAACCACTGGCGTACTGAATGTTTAACTTTTCGGTATCAATTCCAGTCTTAGTAACATATTGTTGTATTAATGAAGTAGATGTTGTTGAACCATTTGCTACCAAATCATCATACATTTGATATCCAATACCATTATCAACTTCTAATTTGAAATTAGGTCCTTGTAATGGTGGACAGTAATCAGTATCATCACCAACTAAAGTTATTACATCAATAATTGGTTCAGCTTGTACTTTACTAATCCAAACTTTTTGGTTAGTTAATACTGATGTTGGAAGTGGTTCGTATAATTTAAGTATTAATGATGTATCATCTATATCATTATCAGTATTAGCAACCAATCCAGTCCATGTGGTAATTACTTTATTATCACCATTACCTATATGAAGTAAGTGAGTAAGTAATTTAGAATCATCAAATTTACATTTATCAAATTGAGATATAAATCCTTCAGCTATTCTATTGATAACAACTGAACGTGGTATATCTAAATCACCTTTATCGAATAAGATACTGATTTCTTCTACCGGCCCCTCAACAGCTTTTTTAGTTTCTAAATTTATAGGAACTAAACGTAATGGTATTTTTATTTTATCACCATCATCACTAATTTGTAATTGATATTTATCTAATAATTCCCTTACGTTTAATGTGAGATTACCCGTTGGACCTAACTCTACATAATCAGTAGATTGACCAACATACATTTTAATTACAGTAGCATGTATTGAATTCCAACTTATATCAAAGTCTACATCATATCCTACGAAATCAGCACCTCTAACTTCCCTTGGATATGTTATCTCCCTAATATCAGGAGTATTAACATATACATCTGAAACCACATTGATTACCAAATCAATAGCTTCCGATGCTATATTTATTGTTTCAGTATCTGAAGATTGATTTACTAATTGTGTAATTATGGGAGTTTGTACAATAGTATCTAAAATTGATGTATTAATATCTGAAAGAGATATTGTACTTAATCCTAAGTTATTTACAGGCTTTGTTGGAAAATTTACTTTAGTTACAGGCTTAGTTATACTTACGGACGTTTTAGTTTTAGTGCCACCTCCACCAAAAGTAGATGTTCCACCAATTCCGTTTAATTGAGATTGTATTTTTTGTACTGCCATTATGGATTTACTATGTGTTTATTATATCTCATTAACTATCGTAACTACCTCGTCCGCCTCCACCAGTTAATCCAATAAGTTTAATATTATTACTCACATTACTATAAATAGGATTTGTATTAATATATGGATTGGTTTTTATTATAGGTTTAACTGGGGTTATAACCTCAGTTATATCAACTAATGGTCTTACCGGCTTCGGTTTGATTTGTGGTTTTGGTGGTTTCGGATTATTCATCTCCTCATACTCACTTAATGAAAACGGAAATATCTTAATATTATATTTTCCTATTTTTTCAAAAACTGAATGTGGTATAGTAACTCCACAAATAGTACCTTTTTCCAAATCATCAAATTCTAAAATATCATCACCAACTATGATAGTTATAGCTGTTACAGATTCGTTTTTTTCAAATCCAATGGGTACTCCATTTTCACTGTTTATGTTATAAGTTCTACTACTATTATTTAGTAGTTTTACCTTTGGTTTAATTAATGGAATATCCTTAACAATATCCTCAACTACAATATCAACTACATAATTATCATTTAACTTTATATCTAAAGTTAATGATTCATCATCATTTGCAGTTGATACAATTGGAGATGTTTTTGATAATCTATCGGATAGTTTATTGTAAGTAATTTTTACAATTCTATATAACGATAAATCCGATGAACTTATGTTATATTTTGTATTACTAACATCAGAATATTTGGTAAATCCTTTTGATGGAAACATATTAGCCGATGTGAATGCATTCTTTCTTAATAGAACAGCATTACCACCATCGATGCCAGATATGTTGATACTCAAATCATATACAGTTGCCTCTTCAACAATATTAATATTTTTATTAGATAAAGTAAACGATAATTCTTTAAGAGTATTAACAACTTTTGGATATGGTTGTTTAATATCATTAACATAGTAATCAATAACAATAGATGATTGAGATAGATTACCATAGCCACCACTAATAAATGGTGATTTAACTAATGTATTTTCGTTTGTATCTAATTTGATTACATATTTTTCATTTGAAATATACCCTGATTTAGTAAGTGTTATAGTTTTATCACCGTCCTCAATTAAATTTTGTTTTGTGATTTTAATTTGAGATGGTGTTATATTTTTTGAAAGTTCACCATTTATTAAAACAGATGCACCTTTTATATTTGATTTGATATTAAATGTATAATTTGATTCAGTAATTTTAGTACCACCACCACCAGTATTGTTTGGAATTATACCATCAGAACCAACACCTTCATCAAAGACATCGGTAATTGCGGTATCTATTCTACCAATATTGGAAATACTACCACCTAATGTATAATCAATTAAATTAAATTTTACCATATCTATAAATATCCTTAAATGATATTAACTATCACTGTTGGTTCCACCACCTCCACTATTGTATCTACCACTACTTAATGTTTTAAGATTAGCTCTTTTACCACCAAATGGTCTACCACCTTGTATTGCTTTACTAACCTTATTTGATTTTGATAAATTTGGTTTAACAAACTTAGGTATGGCTTTATCAACTGGAATCTCTTTTAGAATCTCCTTACTCAAATCAAACTCTTTTATATATGGTTTAGTTGAATCATCTTTTTTCTTTTTAGTTACAGTTACAGTTGCAGGTTTTGGATTTATTACAACATCACTTTCTCTACGTTGTAATACCTTACCAACCTTATCATAACTTTCATCAAAAATTGTATCTACGTCGGTTTGGGATTGTATAGTTCGTTTTGGTAAATAAAAATCAATACATTCTACAATTATTCTCTGAGCTACTTTATATACATCATCTTTTGAAAAAGATAGGGATAATCCGGTTGATTTCGGATTTCCATAATTATTATCAGTTATCGATGAATATCTATTAGAAAATTCATTAAACATAGCTTCTCTGAATTTACTATGGATTTGTGTCATTAATTTATCAAACCCAGCAATACCAAATTCAGCTACCATTTTGTTATACCATTTATCAGTATAAATCTTTTTTATAAATGAATCAATTGTAGATGGTGTTATACTTTCTATAAATTCAGAAATATATGGAATGATATCTTCTCTAAAATCTCTACCATTAACCATAACGTTAAATCTCCTAAGTAAATCAGTTTTATCAGCAATCTCATTTCTAAGTGGTAAAAGTTTTACTTCGGTTCTAGATGGAGATATCTCCTTAATCCACAATTTTTCATTTGGGGATTCATATCCAACTCTTTTATTTAATAATGTAATTTGTGTTTTGAAAATACCATTATCATAACCAGCTTCATTTATCAATCGTTCAACATCTATAAAATACTCAGATGGAAATTGAAAAGCTTGGAATGTTGTACCATCAGCGATTAAGAAATAATCTTTGATATTATTAGAGTTCATTGGAATATATCTACTCAATTCACCAAACTCACCTTGTGGTAATTGGTTATCATTAACATCATATAAGATAAACTCAATCATATCCGAATCCGTAAATCCAAAGAATGATTGTAAAGTACCTTCCTCAAAGATAGCTCTATCTTTTGATGAAATACGATAACCCTTATCGTTTATAATATCTTTAAATGTTTTAATAGCCATTATCCTTTTCTATTTTTTCTTAAATCAGTACTCAATATTACGTTATCAGTTGAACCATCACTAAATTTTACGGTAACCTTTAATTTACTATCCGAATAGTTTGTAGCCGAACCTTTCCAATATGATATACCTAACCAATTTTTTTTCTTATATGGTTCTAATGTATTAATTACAAAATTATTATATTTTAACTCAAACACCTCAGAACTCTCCGAATCAATTGTAGATGGACCTGAAACTGTAAACCATTTGTTATCAGTTACATCGAAATTAATTGAGGTTATTGTTTTATCAGTAGTAACATTACTAACTTCTAAACTAACACCCATAATACGATTATTACCCTGCTCAGCTGAAGTCCTTGTGAAGATATCAGCGGATTGTTGTTCCGCATCTCCTTTGTTACCATTAACCTTAACAGTAAAATTATTATCACCACCACTAATAGCTCCTTCGGCAGTTTGAGCGGCTAATCCGAATAGTTGTTCTCTTAATGAAGTATTCTCTTGCAATAATGATTCATTTCTTGCGGTTAATGATACTCTTTGAATTGCTTCATTAATTGAGTTCTGAATAGCGTTTGATAAATCAATAGTTGTTGTTGCTACTTGTTCATTAGCCGTAGTTGATTGTTGTTCTGCAATATTAGCTTTCAATCTTTCATTATCAGCTTCTATTTTCAAACTCTCATTTACGATTTCTAATTCGGATATAGTTGAGTTTAAAGTTGATACTTCATTTGTTAGTGATTGTACCTCTAATGTTAAATCATTTACCGATTGTGTTACTGTATTATAAACTGAACGTAATACTGTATCGGGTAATTCAATTGGAATTTGTGGTATTAATTCAAATATGTTAGTATCTATTGATTTTTTTATCTGAGCATTATCATATTTAGCTCTAACCAATTTTCCACTAACAATACCACCATCTAAATCATTAGTATTAATCTTACCAGCTTCACTTAAATTTCCATATGAATCAGTTGGTATATCGGATAAATCAGGGTATCCCTTTACGATGGGAGAATCCGGCATAGGTTTTCTCTTTTTAGCAACACGAACTCCAGCCGAATTCTTCTGTGGTAAAACAGCTGAACCAGATACTAATATCTTTTGAACTTTTTGTTCGTTTTTTAAACCAGATTGTTTTTTCATCTTACCCTATTACACTAAATGTATAATCTTCATCGAAGAATTGAGGTGTACCATCAATAACAACTTTGAATTCTATTTTATATATTCTATCAACTTCCCAGTTAGATAAATTTAATTTGAAGTAATTACCATCACTATCACAACTTAATTTTGTATAATCACTAAACGGAACGATAACATCATCCGAATGATAATCCTTTATCTGATAATATGAAGTTGTTGGTAAAAATTTACTTATACCATATTGTGCCGTAGATGTAAATGATTTCAATGGATATAAATCTCTACCTATCACTCTCAACTTTGGAGTTGTATTTACTTTGTATTCTTTTCTAAAGTTTCGGATTCCAACTTTTATTTCTTCCGAACTTAGTTCAGTTAATGAACCTGTTGTGAACGAAGTATCATCCCAACCTATTCTTAATTTGGGTTGGTGAATTGTATGAGTTTCTTTACTAAATAATTTTAAGATACCATAATCAGTAGAATCGGATTCACTTGCAAATGGTAGTTTAAGTATTAATCCATCATTTGGTATTGAACCACTAATCCAATCTTCAACGATATCCTTAACATCCATATTAACATCAGATGTTAGATATTCAAAAGTTTGAGTAGCAAAAACCGAATCATAGAATGTTCCACCCAATCCAGCATATGAACCAGTGGATACTTCAGAGAACTCAGCGGTTTGTAACCAACGTTGGATTGTATCACCTTCTCTATTATTCCAAGTTACACCAGCGGTTGATATATCATCAAATCGAGTACCATTACCCATTTCCCAACTTTGTGAAATCGGATATGCTTCTAATGTGAATTCCAATGGTAGTTCTTCGGAATCAGTTTCTCTTAATATAAGAGTTGCCTCATCTAACCTAACATCACCATCTACAATACTTTGAGATACCCCATTTAAATCAAATTTAAGGAGTGCTCTGGATACATCTTTGATGTTACCATAATATACCTTACTTACTTCCAATACTTCATCTAATCCAGTATTCTGGTCAGGTTGTTGTAAGTAAACCGATGCATCTTTTGATGCTGTTAAAAAGTAATACATTTATCTAGCTCTTCCTTTTATATCCACATCTGGGAATTTGATTTCAAAAACAGAAGGGTCCAAAGATGGATACAATATCTTATCTTTAATAGCCGCTTCTATGTTATATGAATTTGGTGCATAATTATCATGACACTTATTCACTATTTCTAATTTTGGAACCGAACTTACACCATCAACGTTTGCTAATAGTAGTTCCAATTCTGAAATATTTATTGTATTATTAAATGTCCAATTATTAATATCAAAGTAATCTTTCATTTCATTAATACATTCAGTAACAACTTCACTTTTATTATAATTCTTTAAAGTTATTACCTCAAAGTTAATACCAATATTGATAATAAATCCATCAGATATATTAACACCATCAGTTAAAACTTTGTATTCATTTAAATATGTTTTTAAATTCTCTTTAACAGCCGAATTTAATGTAGATAATTTACCATTACCATCATACCCTAATAAATAAAGATTGATTGCAAATGGGTTATTCTTTTCGTTTTCATTTGAGGTTTTACCAATCAAGAATTTTTGTAGTTCTTTTTGAACACTCCTTCTATCAGGTTCCTCACTATCAGGCTTATCCACAAACCCCATTACCAAATCAGTAAACTCTTGCAGAGCTTTAGGGGAACTTAAAATAGATGAAGGTGAGTTGTTATCCAATGTACCATCTGCCGTAGCGTAAGCCTTTGCAATGGAACCATATTTAGTTGGCATTGATAACACCCTTACTTGATAATCCTTTGCAGTTACTGCTCTATTTTGTGCACCAAAGTTTGCTAATGAATTCTCCCTAATCTCTTCAATAGTATCACCACCCTTACCACCAGTTGCAGGAACTTCATTTTCAACTGCTACTGAGTTTTTGGTTGCGTTATATAATGCTAATGCGGCTGGATTTAATAATTGAATATCTTCTTCAAACTCAATTGAGTTTATTTTAACTAACGTACCCTTTGCCACATTGGATGATATACCACCACCAACTAAATACTTAACAGTTATAGTTGTATTGGATGGTGATGTTCCATATGTTTTTGTTTTCAAAAAGTTGGTTGGGTCAAATGATTCATTTAACTTACTAATTGAATTAGGTAACCCCAATCCAACATTTTTTAAGTTAGGAATCAGTTGTTCATCATTAGCAGTTGGGTCTCCAGCTCCAAATTGGATAGTAGTTGTACTATCACCATTTACCTTCTTAACAAATCTACGTGGTGTTTTTATTGTTTTTAATATGTAAGGTACTGTTGTTTTAAACTGATATAATTCCGGGTCGTTTGTTTCAGTATTTGGATAATCTTCAAATACCATCTCTTGCCCTAAATAAGGAACCTCATACCATTTATTTCCATTTGAATCTCTTACATCATAGATATCAATTACATTTGTTTCTGATAACTCAATAGTTTGAAATGATTCATAAGAACCAAATTCAACTTCTTTAGTTATAATTTCAGCTGAAATAACATCAACATATTTTTTTACCAAATAGAATGTTGTTTCACCACTCACACTATCAGTTTCGTATATAGTTATCTCCCTATCAGTATCATCCGAAAAATCAACAACATCTTTTGTTATAAATGTAGTTTCACCATCGGAAACCTGCATACCTTCTTTAATAGTAAGTAAGTAGGTTTCATCATATGTATTACTACCACCTACCCCAGTAGATGGAACCAATTGATAAACTGAAAGAGTTGTTACCGCAGGTGATGTTACCTTTGGTTGATATCCTAAATATTGTGCAAGTGCAATTACATTTTCAATATCTTCCGCATGAACCATTAAGGATTCTTTAAGTGTATCATCAATGTAATATGAAAGGGAATCACCAATATAAGATGCCATCTCTATAAACATCATACCTGGTGATGATTCATTAAAATCAGAATAGGTTTTTGGGAAATATGTTTTAGCAAACTCAATTAGATTTCCTCTATATTGAGCAAAATCTTTATTAAGGTATTTTATATCTTTACCTCTATTCTTAAAGTTTTTATTTGTTTTTGTTATAGCCATATTGTTATCCCTGTGCTGTAAATGTTACTTCGTTTAAATCAGTATTATCACCAATTCTAAATTTAACTGAAACATTTATTCTATTATTATCTCGTAATGTATCAGATGAATCAACTACAATTTCTTCAGCGGTTACATATGGTAACCATTGTTCCAAACTCTCATTTATAGTATCTTCAATTCTACCCTCAAAATCATCAACGTTTGGTTCAAATAATAATTCCTGCAATCCACTTCCGAATTCGGGTTGTAATATTCGTTCACCTCTTTTTGTTAATAGAAGATTTTTAATGTTAGATTTTACTTGTTCCGATGTTTGGAAAGTTTGAGAAAATGCGGTATTTGTAATTTGAATAGGCAAAGATATACCAATCGCATAATCATTGAATGATTGCGTATCCTTTACTATCTTAGAACCTAATTCAACTGCCATAATTTATTTACATTCCCGGTCTCCAAGGACCTTTTGATTTATCCCAAGCTTTTATTAACTCAGAGTTATCTCTATTTAAAATTCTATCTAATCCAGCTAATCCAGTTGTTACACCCAATCCTTGCTTTTTACCAGCAGGTTGCATATCACCATATCCCATTTTATCAACGATACTTTGTTGTCCCAATGTATGAGTACTTTGTGTACCAAATTCCATAGTCCTTTCAGATACCTCAGTTGGTGCACCAGCATAGGTTGGTGTTTGTTGTACATTATCCAACACACTTTTTGTTGTATTTTCACTTATACTAAGTGGTTGAGTTTGATTTAGTATTTGATTTAATACTGGATTCTTACTCAACACTCTTTGGGGTTGGGTTGGTTGTTGGTTTAATGCGTTATAAATAACCGGCTCATCCATAAATGTAGGTTGAGTTGGAACCATTTCATTAGTTGGTTTTAATGCCTCTCTTAGCTGTTTGTTTTCTTTCAACAACTTAGCCATTTCTTTCTTAACACCCGCTTTTACCAACTCAGGTAGAACTGATTTAATCTCACTCTCTACAATAATTTGAATTGCCTTTACTAATTTATCAGTATTCATTTTATTATCTTTTATATTTACTCTCCTTATAAATATTTAAATTAAGTATTTTCATTTTTTAATCACAACAACACCCATCATCGGTAAGTTGTTTTTGGAAACTGGCTATGTAAGCCTTTACATCAAATGAATCAACACTCATATCAGGCAATGATACATTTATTACGTTTTGTAATGATGTATCCCCACCTAATATATTACCTTGCCCATCACCTTGTCCATCACCTTGTCCATTATCTTGCCCAACACCTTGCCCATTATCTTGCCCATTATTGGTATCATCATCAATTTGGTCAGTTGGTGTAATAGCGTTACCATCACTCCCATCACTTTGTTCAATCACAGGTGGTTCACTACCATCCTCAGATGGGAAGTTGATATTTGGTATTGGAATCGCTGGTGGTACTAAATAACCACTCCATGGGATAATACCTGGAGCTGGTATTGGTGCTGGTATGGATGGATATAAAGATGTTGTTTGTATAATACCACCAATACTAAATAAATGAATTAATGCAGCAAGTATAAACAAATCTACCATTATATCCGGCTTACTAACAGGTATTAATGGTGGATATTGTGGCCAAGTTCCAGTATTGATTACCACATTAGAATTTACAGCTATGTTCTGAATTGAACCTGGAGCTGGTATTAGTGGTATTGGAAATGGCCTCATTTGTGCACCTGCCCAATATGCTTTTACACCATTACCAAATTCGTTTATTAATGAAAAGTTTTGACCAGGTGGAGTTGCTAATCCTTTTAATAAAGAAACCCTAAAAAGAGTTTTCATTATTTCTTTATTTCCCCTTTGTACCGATTCAAGGTTTATGAAATCCTTACCACGCTTTACAGCGGCATCATATTCATCAGCCCAAATGGTTGCAACATCATCAATAGTATTATTAGTTGTATATGGATTGGTTTTTCGAATTATATTTGCTTTGAAGAGAGACCAAGACATTACGATGTTTTATTTAGATTACTCAACATTGTTCTCAACTTACCTTTGACTGTAGTGAAAGATGCCACATTGAGTGGTGGCGAAGATATACCAGCTCCAGTTGCTACGGTCATCACTTCTATTGCTGTAATTAGTTCAGTCATTAATTGTACCAATGTTTCACCCTTTACCAATGATTCTAAGTTTGCATCACCTAAGTTAATTTTACCATTACCACTATTGATATTTACATTTCTATTATTCGTTGTGATATTTGTATCACCATCAACAGTTACATCTATACCATTAGTTGCATCAATTGAGAATTGACCATCGGTTATAAACCCAACATCTTTTTTAGATGCAAATACCATTTCAGCTGCTTTAGCTGATAGTACAATTCTATCCGAATTTAATACAATTTGATTTCCTTTTAATTCAGATGGGTAGTTTTTAAAAGATGCACGTGAATTTTCAGTTGGTAATGTATATGGTAACAAATACTCACCACTACCTAAAAATATTATGTTACCATCTTTATTTATATCCTCAGTTGTTGTAAATGATTCATCGTTTTGTTTAGATTCAGCATTTTCACCATTTCTAATTGTTATAGTTGGATTCAATTCATTTTCTGGATTATTGTATCCACTAAATCGTATTGATTGTCCAAATCTACTTTCTATATAAGAATCACCCTCATATAATTTTAACTTATGTACAAACTCATCGGTTTCAAAGTAATCACCATACCCATCATATTCGTTACTACTATCATTAGTACTTCTAGCTATACCAGTAGTACTTACACTTTGATATGTTGAACTATTACTAACCTTAGCTTTAGAATCAGTACCAAATGTTGTTTTTATGGTTGTTTCATCCGCATTATTATTTGGAGTAAGTTCAGTACCACTTCTTTCATAAAAGAAGTTACCAGTTGCACCAGTTGTTATTGTTACAATTTCGTTTTTAAGTGGTAGTGATTTAAAATTTAAATTCTTAGGATATGCGGTTTGTAGTTTTCCAGTATTAGCGGATGTATCTGTTGTTAATCTAAATCTAATAGCACCCACTAAACGAGTAGTAGGATTATCAACTTCTACTTCTGGTATAATTGGATTTTCTTCATCCAATATTACTTCATAGACAACACCAGACCTCTTATCACCTTTTTTAAAGTGTCTTTTGTTTTGGTTTGATTGTATGCTTTGATTCCTTGCGTTACCTATTCCCATTTTACTTTTCCAATTTTTGCTTTACCTCTTCGATTTCATTTTGAATATCATCCATTCTTTGAACTTCCATTTGAACTTCATCGATTTGAGAAAGTAATTGTTCTCGCTCTGCTTCAGATAAGTAACCTTCTTCACCTTCACTTCTAGTTCCGGCAATCATAATTCGTTGTGCAATTGTAGCCAATTTAATCAATGATTCATCGTTACGAACTGATGTATCTATTAAATCTTTTATAAGTGGTCCAATATATCGCATATCGTTAGGATTACGAACTAACTTTCGTAGTTCAGCAATTACTTCAGAGATATGTCTCTTCTTATTAATTTGGTTATTGTAGATATCTTCAAAGAGTCCACTTAAACTTTTACCAGGAAATATTTCGAAATCATTTGACATAGCATATTGATATTGTATTCAATATATAAATATCAATAAACTAAAAAGTAACGGAGGTATCTACTTCATCGCATCCTCAATTGCCTTTTTCATTGCAACTGAAAATTCGGTTTGTTCAAATGGTAAGTTCTCATCTTGAAGTTGAAGAAGTGTTGCCGATACATTCATCTTTGCTGAACCTATGCCAATTGTTTCAACACCATCTTTCACAACTTTTACTGTTACTAAAGTTTTCTTTTGTTTGAACTTAAATGGTCCAACTTGAATTCCTTTGGTTGGTGCTTTGATTGATTCAACGGTAACATAGATTGGTGAACCATCTTCACATAATGGAGCAGATTGTCCAACGATTTCTTCGGTGATTTGTCTTACACCA